CCTTCCGCAACCGTCTGAGCCGACTGTCCGAACATCGAACACACCGACGCAAGCGCTGCGAGAAGAAGAGTTATACGAAGTTTCATTGTTTCTTATCTCCTGTGATGGGAACCCATTTGAAGTCGGGACTCAACGTCCACAACTCCGGGGTCGCGTGGTACTTCGACCGTAGTTCCGTGAGTTTGTTCTTCACGACAGAGTTCGCCTTGTCAAGCGCTTCTTGGAGTTGATATGTTCGGACCTTCGCCAGAGCTTCATCCCGTTGGGCTTCTGCGAGTTGCATGGCGGTGTTGTATGCATCGAGGAGGAGGGATTTGTACGCACTTTGATCAGCGTCGACGACGTCCTTCGGGGGGAGCATCGGCTTCGGACCGACCGTCTCGGTGGTGTGATCCACCGGGTCGAGATTCGCTATCGGAGTTTGTCCGTGGCATCGTTGTAGTGCGATCAATAATAGTATACCACAGATGAAGATCCGCCAGCTCCAAAGGCAGACCTTCTCCCAGTGGGGGATGAACTTCGTATGGACGTGGTGGACGGTGTTACCATGTACTCGCATTAAGCTTCTCCAAACATAGTGACCATGATGGTTCCGGTTCCGTTCCCGGCGTTGGTGCCGCAGAGGAACCACCCTGCAGTCATTCCCGCGCGGTAGCGGTTGGTGTATTGGTTTGACCCAAGCCGGACGACGGAGTACGGCGGGGAGATTACTTCCTGGTCGTCTGCGCGAAGGACGTCCTGAGTGTTGGCGTCGTTCGGGTCGGTGCGGAGGTAGATATCCGGACCGTTCGCGATATTCCGAAACTCAATCGTCCCGCAGTTGATGGGGAGGACGAATGGGGTGAACGTGGAGGTTCCGAACGTGAAGATGTACTTCGTGAATATCGGGTCTTGCATGGTTAGTTCCCCTGGCCGGATTGAACCGGCGACGACGACACCCCAGCGGACTGAGGCCGCATCTCCGCGACCTTCGCGGCGGTCTCCGCCGACTGCCGGTCGATGTCGGTTTGGTGACCTGCAAGGATGAGGTTACCGATCTGCAACGCTTGGTCGACATCGGTTTTGTGATGCTGATGCGCGGCCTTCGCGAGTTCGACGTTGTGCTCGGCTTCTTTCTGAGCGTTGTCGAACTTCGTCTGCTCTTGTTGGTGCTGGAGCCGGACGAGGTCGGGGATAAGCCGAAGCAGATCCGGCGTGATCGTCTGCCCGAACATCGCTTGCTGTTGCGCGGCAGCGGTCTCGGGATCAGCGAGGATCTCTTCGATGTCGTGGATCGCCGGGCGGAAGGCTTCAAGGATACGTTGCAGCAGTTTCGATTGGTTGATATACGGCAACCACGCTTGCGGGTTTTGACCGATGAGGTTCATGAACTGCACGAGGGATTGCAGCATCTCGGCTTTTTCAAGCTGACCGGTGATGCCCCGAACGTGGACTTTGTAATCGCCCTGGATGAGTTCCATGATCTCTTCCCGGGTCATCCCCGCGAGGACCCCGGCTTCAAGCCCGAGGATCGACGCGACGCGTGGGTCGTTCGCGGTGTCGACGAATTGGAAGATCAAATCCACTGCCATCATGACGATGGGGGCGAGGAAGTTTTGCTCGATATCCGCAGCCATCGACCCGAAGAACGTCTGCTGGTTCTGCTGCATGTACTGGGTTTCCGTGGCAGACTGCGCTCCGCGGTAGCGGGGGACGGCCTGCTGGAGTTGGGAGATCAACGACCCTTCCTGGTGGGCGACGTTGAGTTCCGCGGTGAGCTGGGTCGAACCCGGCGAGATGTCGTTCATCTCGATGGGTTTCATGCCCTCCGCACCGGGGTACTGCAGGTTCCGCCGGAAGATCTTCCCCGGCGTAAGCCCGGTGTCGAAGTCCTCTGGGTTCTCATACGCATCCGGCGCGACTTCGAAGATCGGCATCAGGCGGAACATCAGCGTGTCCACCGACATATTCGCCAGACGGTTCATCGCTTTGTCTATCTGCCGAACCATCTCCACGATACCAACACCTTCAGTCCGGAACGGTAACGCCACCGGTGAAAATCCACAGTAGGGAGGCTTTCGGTGCCAAAACTGATTCTTACCAGCCAGAAGGGTAACAGTATCGTTAGCGACAAGCACATGGCCGTAGCGTTCCTTCACCTCACCATCGAGGACTATCGGCCCGTAGAATTCGGTGAGTTTCACGACGCCGGTGTCGGGGGTCGGGCCGTTGGTCGTGCGAGGCATCTCACCCCAACGTAGCCAGGATTGTTTCGTCTGCTCCTCGATCTTCATCGGCTGGATGGATCGCACGAGTTCGACGTCGAACACGCCTTCGGCGGCCATCTGGAGGAGTTCCCATTTCGGGATTTCGATCTCTTCGATGGTGCCCGTCCACGCGTTCATCTTCGACCCAGGGAGCCAGTAAAAGTTATATGGGTCGACCGCACGGAGGAACAGCTTGCCTTCAAGGATCTCTTCCCGCACGAGCTGACGGTTTTGCGTGCCTGGGGTGGGAGCCATCGGGGAACCGACGCCATCCGGTGGGCCACCTGCCCGTCCCGGTCCTGGCATATTCATCGGATTGATGAACTCATTCGGTAGCGCGGTTGGGTACATCCTCGCGTCTTGTTGGATCAGAGCCTTCGGGAGCTGTCCAAGGGGTTGGGTGGTTCGGGCCGATGCCGGGGGTTCGACAGGCACACCTGCACCCAAGGGTTGTTGTTCAGGTGGTTCATTCGCTTGTCCAGATCCGCCAACTCCTCCGGATGGGGTACCAGCCTGAGGCCCCGCTGGGGGCGGAACCGACGTAGCATGCGAGACAGATGTGACATCTCGTCCAGAGCTGTCTTCAAGTCCGAAGGATTCAGAAGGTTGTGCGACACCTTTGATGTCTCCCGGGGTTTGGTTGAGTTGGAGGTAGCCCTGCGATCCGGTGCCGGTGCGGTCGGTTACGCCCGCGAGTCCGAGGGGGATTTTCTCCACCTTCGTCACAATCCGTGGGACGAGTCCCCACCAGAGCTTCACGATCCCCGCGCCCATGATGAAACCGGTTTCAAGGGCTTCGGAGAACTCGAACAAGAACCGAGCTTTCTCCAGCATGACCTCCGCGAGGTGGGTCATCTGCTCGGAGCGTCGGACCGCCACGAGGTCGTTCGGGTTCTCCGACTCAAGATCGAACGGTTTCTTCGATGCGGACAAGAACTGTTTGATTACATTCGTCGCTTGCTTTACCGACGAGAACGACTTCGGGAGTGCGATCTTGGACTGCCAGTCTTCCTTATCCGACCAGTCTTCTTGACATCGGTAGATCTGCCAGCATTCGTTCCACACGGATAGCTTCTCGTAACGGTACATCCGAAGCTGGTTCCTCCACGAGATAACGTACTGACGTACCTTCTCGTCATACATCCGCTTCTCACGGTCGTCGTCGGTCTCGAACGTCCGGTGGGCTTTTGACTGGAGTTCGTCGGTGACGAATTCAGCGGGGGTGGAGGAGTAGAACGATGCTACGTAGGACATTACGCTTCACTTCCTGGGCCATGGCCCAACTTACCCAGCACGGAGTGGAACAGGTCGATGAATGGGGACGACGGATCGGAGACCTGCGAGGTGGGCTTCCCGACTGGGGACGGAGCCGTCCCGCGGGGTTTCGTGACATGCTTCCCCGCGGCTTTCGCTTGGGCCTGTTTGTGCTCTTCCATGTATCGATCCACCGCGCCCTTCAGATACGACGGGTCTTGGTTGTTCGGGTCCTTCACGCCCGTCAGCGCCTCGCCAATCTTGGACAGTATCGGGTTTCCGGGTCGAGCACGGATCGCATCCGGGGTGATCATCGGGCCGGTGGGGGCTGCTGGAGTGCCAGTCGGTCCTGCCGCCGCACCCAGCGCAGACCGTCCCATGATGAAGTTCAGGAAGTTTTGAAGTAGTCCCGGCTGACCTGTATCATTACTCTGAGGCATTGGGTCTCAACCTGTTCCAAAGATTTTGTATATGCTCATGTATCGTCGGGGGAGGAAGCGGAAGATCCCGTTTCGACTGTATCGACGGTTCGGTTAAGGATTGAAATGCTCGGAGGGATTTTCCGGATGGATCACGGCGGGCGAGGAGTTTATGAACCAGCCCGAGATAATCAGCGCGTTGAGTCTCCGTGAGTTGTTCCATCATCGCCGGATCGTGACGTCCAAGATACGCCGGAAGCTCTGGATGTGGGTTGTCGTTATTCGACCCTGCAAGATGGTTCGAACGGTTGAACGCGTCGAGTACCGGACGAACGATGGTAGGATGATCCTTCTCTAACCCGATCAGATCCTCATCCGTCACACCGGAGTTACGAATCACCGAATGAATCGTCTCATGACGGATGGTGTCGACGGTATCTGCCGGATCACCCGGAGTAGGCGTTGCAAACATAACCCCGCGGTTCTTCGGAGTGCCGGACCAGATCATCTTGATTGCAGCAGCGCCGAGATGAGATCGTAGGGCTTGTTGAGTGAGTAATCGTTTATCCGAGAGATTCAAACTATCGAGACTTGTCGGCGATGTAAGCCCTTCACCTGGAGTTGGCGTATCTCGGGTCGCACCGATAAACAACGGCGATTTTGTTCGCCGTTCCTCGGTGTAGAACGGCGTTGGGTCGGTGATCATCGACCAGACATCCGCACCAGTGAGACCGGTATTAGTCCCGTTCGGGTTGTTCGGATCGTTTGGCATCGGCGGGGGTGGTGTGGATCTTCGGTTTGTCCTGTCTCGGGTAGGGTTTACGATCCGATGGTCGGGTGAGGTACTGGATGGACGCCAGTGGACGTGTCTCCGACAGCTTCATGACGCGAGGTTCCTCGGTGGGGCTGGGATCTGCTTCGCGGAGGCGTCGGACGCTCGTCCGGATGAGTTCATCCCAAACGTCGGCTGGGTCGGGGCTTGACCGTAGTCCATCCCGGGCAGAACCTGCCCCGGAGGCGGAACCAACCCATACCGATTCGCCGTCGGCCCCGGCATCGCTCCACCAAACCGTCGTATGAACGGACCTGACGCGATCATCCGATCTTCTCCCAGTATGACTCCGTACCGAACGGCGTAAGGACTACATGCTTGATAAACGTCCCCCGTGCGTCAGAGTGCTTCGCCTGATCCGGGCTGGTATCCCCAGCCACGCTGAGGTAGATATCCCCGACCGAACACGGCCCGACCGGATTGGTCGGCGGCGCGGGCGGAGGCGGCGGAGGAACCATAGGCGGGTAGTCCGCGAGATCCGTCGAGACCTTGATATTCATTGCCCCGAGCGCTGACGGCACGACCGAGAACCCATACGTCTGCCGGAGCTGCATGGTCAGATACGGATCCCATCCCCAGATCATGATCGGAACGTCCACGACGAAGCCTTGGTTGGCGAGGGCCAGCGCGGCTTTGTACCGGGTCGAACCCGTCAACGCCCCAAGCGGGCCGTCGGTCACGTCGAGATCCCGTAGTTTCTGAATCGATGGAGGCTTCGACTCCCAGTAAGCTTCATCAAACGTCGTCTGAGTGATGTCAGGCATATGTCTTATTCTACCATACTTACTTCAACCACCGTCGGTACATCATCGGGTCTTTGCCCATCCGGGGGCGGTTGGACGGGCGGCTATTCATGAGGTACTTCGTCGCGTCTAGCGCGTGGTTCCGGACATCTTCGATGTTCTCACGGTACGTCTCGGTCAGGATCTCCTTATCAGACTGCCCCGCATACACCGCGTTCTCGAACTCGTTGATGGTATTCGGGCAGCACGACCGTATCCGAAATGTCGGATCGTCCGGGTTCGACCAATGCCGCCGCATCATCTCGACCCACGTGGTCTCGTTCACATTCCCCGCCACGAGCTTTCGGACCCCGTGCTCGGCGAAGAGATCCGCGAGGGTCACAAACTGCCCGAGGCGGTTGGTTCGGGTCTTCACCTGTACGATGGTCGGATCACACGCGATGTACTTCATCTGCCCGTAGTACGGCGAGGACAGGATCTGCTGCGCGAAGTACTCGATGTTCCGACAGGGTTCGTAGATCTCGTGGACGAGGACCAGCACCCCTTCGTCGATGGTGAAGGTGAGGAACGCCGACGGATTCCGCTGCCCGAAGTCAAACCCACCCCAGAATGGCTGGAGCGGTCCGTAGTCGGGGTATGGCTCCGGGATGACGATCTTATCCCGCATCGTCGCCATCTCGGGGAAGACGCGCTGGCCGTACAGCGCGGTGTAGTCGATCTCGTATTCCTTCGCCCACCGCGCCGGGGTCATCCCCGCACGGGCCTCGGCTTTCCACGTGTCGGAACGTTTCGCCGGGTCGGCGAGGTAGTGCAGGGTCACGACCGCGAACTTGTTCGTGTCGTTTTTGACGATCTTTAGCCCAGTGGATTCATGAAGGAGTTCAGGCATAGCTACTGTCGGTAGATGTACTTCAGATACTTCGCCACGTCCACCCCGCGTTCCCCACACTGCGGGCATCGGATGCGGAGCGGGTTTGTCTTCGCTGGGTACGCCGCCTCGAACTCATACTCACACGTAACACATCGTAACACAGCCACGTGGTGGTCATACAAATCCACCTCGTCCATGTGCCGGTCCGGCGGGGGTGGGAGCTTCGTCCAATGAGTCGGGATCGGTTCGTCCATCACGCCACCACGTTCGAGGTGATCTCCACCATCGTCCCGCAGTCCCTACACCACGCGTGGAAGTGTTTGTTTTTCATAATCCCTGTGACGTTCAGCGCCATCCTCCGGCACTTCGGACAGAGGAACGCTTCGAGGAGTTCGCGGGAGATGAACGGGATGATCGGCGGATCCTTCTGCATGATCGACTCCACCGCGGCCTCTGCCGGAGACGTGTCGGTCTGGTCCACCGTCATCGGCAGCGTGTAGTCGTATCCGGTATCGATGGTCCGAAGGGAAATCAGCTTGTGGTTCGGTAGCTCTCTCAGCAGGTCCACAAGATTCCTCGACACTGGTGACCACGATTCGGACTTATGTGCGGTGTAGGTGAACTTATGGTCGGTGTTGAAGACCGACGGCCAGATCCCCTGCTCGTACAAATCCTCCTCCGGCACGACGGTGATCATAAACCCACCTGGCTTCAACACCCGCCATTGGTTCCGCAAGGCCAGCCCGGGGTCGTACGCGTGTTCGAGGAAGTGGGATGATACAACAAGGTCCATGCTTGCCGAATCAACTCCGGTGAGAGTAACTCCGTCTCCGTCAGCTTGATCGTACCCTCTGGCGGTGGGGTGAATAAGATCGTTCCCACATCCGACATCGAGGATCTTTGCTCCGTCGGTGAAGTACCGGTCCCAGATTCCTTCCCGTTTCCATCGTTCACGTAGTTTACTCGCTTCCTTTGACATATCCCTCCCGGATTCGTTCGATGATCCTCGACGTCCGTGTCGGACCGTTCCGGACAAAACACTTCTTCCACTTCGGGAACTTCGACGTCGTCCCGCGGTGGTCCCAGCCTTGGACCCGCACAGCGGGGTTGAGGTGGGTCAACAACTCCCGCATATCCTCATCGGTCTCGATCTCGACGATGGCATCGACGGGCATGTAGTTCAACGTCACCGCGCGTTCGATGAAGGACTGGATCGGGCGACCCGGACCTTTGCGGGCACAGCGTGCATCCGAGTCGAGGGCGACCACCACCGACCTTGCCCGCTTCCGCGCCGCGAAGATCACCTTCATATGCCCGGCGTGGAGGATGTCGAACGCGCCGTTCACCAACGCCACTGGACCTGGCAGGTCCAGCAACGCCTCGTCGGTCGTGCGATACCACGGGACCTCTTCGTGTTCATGCTCCCGCGCGAGATAGTAGTTCGTTACCCTTGATGGGATTCGGGTGGGTGTTATTGTTGATGTGGGCATACTCCACCGTTTCGTTCTCGACCGATATTGCAGTTGGCGCACAAGACCTGATAGCCGGGCGGGTAACCGAGATTCTTTAGTTTAATATAGAACGGCTTCCCGCCTTTCGTATTTGTGTCTCGCCGTTCTTGCGCACCGTTCTGGTTAACATGGTCGAGCTGTAAAAATAAAAACTCACGCTCCCCGCAACAAGCACACCAGCAACCACCATACGCTTCAAACGTCTCTCGTTTGATTCTCTGACGATACTCTGTATAGAATCGATTGTGTTCCTCCAGACATTTATCACACTTTGACTTACGTAGATCTTGTCTAGGAAGTGTGCAAATCGTACAAAGTCCTGCGAGTTTCAATTCCTTCCGTCGTTGTTTTTGTTCTTCAGGTGTGTGAGGTATCAGAGTTGTACATCTCTACAACAGGACATGAAGAAGCCGGGATTCGCACTCGAAACTGCTGTATAACGCCCACCGGCTTGTATCGCTGGCTTGATTGCCATAAAAGAGGCTTCAGCTTCTACTTGGAAAGCGGCCTCGTCGACAAACATTCCGCTAGGATGGTATTGACGGATTTGGTCTGGGCCTGCGGGGAAGCCGAGGATTGTTGAGACTAGCGAAGGCACACGAAGTATCCCCGAACGAGTTTGTCCTGACGCATAGGAAGCTGGGTGGAGAGATTTAAGAAAGTTTGGTTGGTTATCGAAAATAAAGAACGCTCGTTCGACAAGATCTGCGGTTTTGGTAGAGTCATCGGACTGAAATATATTCTCCCTGTTCTTGTGAAACAACGTATCCCACGTGTACAACGTTACGACGAGCCACGTCACCATCATATCCCGGGACTTCTCGATGAACACGATCTTCTGCCGTAGCCATGTCTTGATGATGGGTTCGATGTAGGGGAACAGCGTAAATGGCCGGACCGTATCCAGCGGCTCGAAGTACCCGTCGATCTCTGGATCCGAGTCGGTCTCGATGTCGTGGTAGATCTTCAGGTGGGTCTGCTTCACGTCGAAGGTCCTGCCCGCCCCATCGTTGCAGATCCTACACGCGAAGAGCTGCTTCGGATCCCGGGTGTGGACGTACGGGATCAGATGCCGCTTCGCATCCAGCCAGTACATCACGTCATCCGCGCACTTCGACCACTCCGACTGCCCGAGCTGCGCGTAGAGTTGCTCGCGTTCCTTCGGTTTGCATCGGGAGAGGTACCCGAGGAGATCCTCAGTTAGCTCTATCGTCGACATCGTTGAACGACTCGAACTCCTCGGTCGTGTCTCGGTCCGGCACTGGTCCGGACTCTTCCAACCGAGTCACATCCGTATCCGAATGCGGGGTGGAGATCTCCAACAGCAGCGACCCTTCCGGGGTCATACTCCAGAACCTATGCGGGGTATGCGGGGGGAGATGCAGACTATCACGTCTCCACCCGAGGAGGATCGTGTCGTACCGTTTCTCTCCGACGTAATATTCGACTCGCGTAAGGCCGTCCAGGGCCACGAAGGTTTCGTCTTTAACGCTATGGTAATGCAACGAACAACGCATCCCGGGGGTGATCCAGAGTAGCTTCCCGCAGTACTTCTCATTGTTGGTTAGTACCTCCTCCAGCCCCCACTTCTTCGCGATGTACTCGCGGTCTTCCATTCCGGTCTCGTAACTCATGCCCCAAGCTCCTTCATACGTTCCTCGATCTCTCGTAGGCTCACGACGGATGTGCCCGGCTTCTCTACGGCTAGTCCTGCCGCGAGGTTCGCGAACCACAGAGGATTGTGACGCCCTGATGTAACAGCGAAAGCGTAAGCAGCAACCACGACATCACCAGCACCGCAAACACTACCAACGGATCGAGCAAAGGTCGGATACTCGATGATAGGCTTCCCATACTCACGTTCCTCCACCCCCTCCTCGGACTTCTTCAGCACCACGCTTGGGCACAGGTCGTACCGGACCCGATCCTTCTCATACTCCTGCCGGTTTGGGAAGTACACCCACCGGGACGTGAACCCCTGCGGGTGGTCGTACGCGAAGTGCTCCGGACCATGCTTCGTGTCCACGAATGTCGGAAGGTTCTGGTCGATCACCCATCGCGAGACCTTTCCGTCCACCGATCCCTTTCCGTAGTCGGACACGACGATACCGTCCGGCTGCCATCGCTCAACCGCGGCCTGCAACGCCTCGACCGGTATCGGACTCACGGAGTCCCACTCATCCCACCGCGCAAGCTGGGTCGTTCCAACCACGAGCCGATGTTTCTGTGGGATTTCCTTCCCGTTGGCCCACACCCGCCAGCCGTGCAGCAGCAATGCTTCCGCCCCGAGACTCGCGAGATTCGCCGCCACATTCGCCGCCCCACCCGGGCTATGCTTCGTCTCGGTGATCTTCACCACCGGGATCGGAGCTTCCGGGCTGAGCCGGACCGCCGTCCCAACGTGGTACAGATCCTTCATCGCGTCGCCAATGACGAGGATCTTAGGCACCGTCGTCATAGGATCACTCCGGAAAGTTGGGAGGCGTCAACTTCTGCGGGGAGAGGATCCCCGCCTCCGGAGTGATTATCAGCAGCGGTGGGACGAACGTCGTACATATCCTACTTCGGCGCCTCAACTTCCCTTCGCCAGTCCATCGGTACATCCTTCGCCCCCTGCTGCCACGAGGCGGTCTTTCGACCCTCGTACCGCAGGTGTAGCGGTTCCAGCTCCCCGTTCGGGGCGACGGGTACATCCCGCCACTCATGCTCCGACACCGCTTCGAGCATGACCCACCGGGTCACGTACGGCGACACTCCCGCTGCGACTAGCTCCGCGTCGAGCGGGACTCGGTTCGCGTTGTCTTGAAAGTAGTGGACGCAGAGCTTCAGCAGGCTGTTAGCGTCGAACTCGATTCGCTTCTGCATCAGACCGTAACCACTCTCTGGATATCAAACGTCACCCTCACCGGGGTGTCATCCTTCCAGCTCGACGACTCCGCCATGATCGCGAACATCCCGCGCTCGGAGGGTTTCACGAGCAGACTCACTGGCATCGCATCCGCTGGTATCGACCCTTCCTGTCGGGTGTAGTCCTTTAGCAGTTCCATGATCGTATCGATGGGGATGATGATTCGGCGTTTCACTTCGACTTCCCAAGTAAGAACCCCACCGCAAAGATCAATACCAACAACGCAATCGATTCCATTACTTCCCTCCTTTGTATTTCCCCGGGAACTTCTTGTGGTCCGGGTGCCACCCATGCTTCACCGCTTGGGCCACTCGTTCGAAATTGTCCCGGGCTTTCTCGGATTTGAACTTCCTCACCTCCCCGGAGGACATGCGAAGTTTGTCTTTGCCGACCTTCATATCCGCTCCTTCCCGGGCGGAACCTTCGCCGACGGGATCGTATCCGAATACCCGTCATGCCGTCCCGACGGATGAGACTGCACCGGTTGGGTGTCCTGACCCGGCAACGCGTGGGGAGCCCGACCGAACGGTCCGAACCCGATCTCGGTGAGTCGTTCACACTCCGGGCATAGCACCTGCGGGGCCACGACCCGAAGCCCACATTGCTTACACGACCCAAATGGCCTGCCCTGTGCCGTCGATGCAATCTGCGCTTCCATACCTTTCTTCCACGTGTCCATCGAGGACGTGAACTTCTTGTCTTCCTTAAACTTTGCCACTATTGTTGTCCTTTCGATACGAATCTAAATACTGCACCATCTTGGACAACAGTTCGGTGTTATCCTGTACATATCCGAGCGTCAGGTTACACTTATTACACAACAACGCTCGTATCTGTCCGGTCTTGTGATCGTGATCTACAGCAAGAACTTTTCCTGGTTTTGGTGGTTCACCACACAAGAAGCACTTGCCGTCTTGTAGAGCAAGTTTTGATTCAAACTGCTCCTGTGTAAGGTTGTACTGTCTTCGTTTGTCATACCATCGTTGATACTCACGAATCCGATCTCGATTCGCTTGGTAGTACTCACGAGACTTTTTACGTAATCGGTCCGCGTTTTTATGTCGCCAAGTCTGAATCCGAGTATTCTCCCTATCCCGATGGTTTGCGACCCACTGCTTCATATATACAACCCGCTTCTTCCATCGCGGTTCAGGCATTCGAAGGATTCGCTTTCTCGTGCGGATAAGGATTAAGATGAGCCTTCAAAGGAATGTCAAGAATGATGACTTCAGCGTTAGTCGCGGCTTTGGGTATACACATCGGTACGGGAAAAGGAACCGGGGCTGTATGATCGATTCTTAGATGTAATCGGACAGAAGGTTCATTACACTGGGGGCATAATGTTTGCTTCACGGCCAGCACCGGGGTTCCACACCCAACCCACCCCTGACTCGTACCATACCCACACTTCGCCAGCGCAACCGCTGGGGTGTATCGATGCCCCGCGAGGCATTCGAGATACGTGCAGTCCTCCAGCCGGGTGACCTCCGGAAACATCGTCTGCGGGGCTGGATTCGCCTGATCCACCGGTGTCGCCTCTACCGGAGTAATCTGCTTCGTCGTCGGGTTCGCCTCACTCATACCATCCATTATACCACCCCAACCCCCCACATGTCAAGATTTTCATGAAAATAGTTAAATCCGGGTTTTACCCATGCTCGGAGCAGTTAATTCCCGACCCGTATCATCACCTACGAGCGGTGCTCGTCCTGCTCCATTCGTGGGTAACGTCGTCGGAATCCGGGCTGTTTTCGTAAAAATTTTTTCATCCCGTTCCGCCCGTAACTCCTTGGCATACAGTGGGGTAGCGCCCGTCACCCGACCCCTCCCCCCGCGTTCTGATCGCGCCCGCCCCCGGCCTACGTCCGGTACCATCAGCGGTGGGAGTAGGACTACCGGGCTACGACGTGGGGCGTAGGACACGCGCGCACACACGCGGGGTCACGCACCGCACACACCCACACCCACACGCGATACCGTTACCGCGCCCGCGTTACCTTAGTGCCGAAGGCGAACAAACGGCGAAAACCCGGCCGTAACTGCCATCGAATCAGCGAGTTGCAGACTTCTGCATCCGGCGACCTTGCAAGCCCGGTGTCGGCGGCAAGCGGCACGGCGGCAACGGCTACCGGGCAGCACCGCTAACCCGAAACCCGCGTGGTGGGCGTCACAACAACGCCCATCGCGTAACAAGCGTACCACGGGTACGCACTGGAGTCGCAATATGCCAAACCCGAACACGGTTGATTTGGTATTCGGCGACGCAACGGTAAACGAGAAGGCGAAACCGTATGTTAACGCCAAGTTATCCGTCGATGAGAAGGGACAGATGCACATCGTCCTTCCCGCGACGTATGATTTGGGGTTGATTCAACGGACGCAGGATGGCGAAGGTAAGACTTTGTTCATCACCGTGAAGACCGATGCGCTCGATTTGAATATCACGACGAAAACCCCGGATGGAGTGAAGGAACGTGTGCTCACCACGTGGCCGGTATCATTCCGTCTGAATCTGAAGATGAAGTAATTCCAGGACGAAACGGGGCGTGAGGCCCCGTACGTGGGTTACGCCCACGCTGATGAGTCCATCAGTAGATCTTACAATCGAGGTGTGCCATGGGTGCAGTAACAGCATTCAAATCCATGGACGCGCTCAATGGTTTCGTCGCAGCGCGGCAGATTGACCGCGCGGACGGGTATGTGCATTCGCAACGTGGGTTTAACACCTCAATGCGGGTGTCGTCAGACCGTCCGTCAAGGGTTAAGCTGTGGTCGGCTGGAACGTCGGTCGGGTTTCAACGTACCACGTTTGGTGCGGAGACTCCGGAGAAGGCGTATCAGCGGAAGTATCGTGAGGCGAATGAAACGCATAAACGGCGCGTCCCGGAGTGTGTGTGGACAGATATTGGGTCCACCATGCGTGATGGTAGAATGACTTCGCTTCGCGCGGAACAAAGGCGGATTTATGCGAACGCTATGCGTGGGGTTGGGTCGGTTGAGGCGATGGTGTTTGGGGATTAAAGGCTACACCTTCGACCTTGGGGTACTACCCAACGTCGGATAGGTCGGGACACGTGTGTCCGGCGGGGATGGGCAGGTGCCTCACGGTGGGAGGTGTAGAATGGACAAGGCTTTAGCCGCACTCGACTACATCGAGTTAGCAGCGGATACGAGAACTGCGTTGAATGTCAACCCGCCGAATGATCGCACGGGGATGATTATCAACGCTTCGTTGAAACACGGATTATGGTTGTTTGACAGATGTATGGCGGAGTTATGTGGCGGTACGAACTTGGAGTAGCACGGCTGAATCAGGGTCAATCATACCACAGGGTTGCGGACGAGTAGTACGTCCCTGCAAGACTGTTTTGTTTGATCCGGATTGAGGTGTGCTATAGACATCTGAACAGGGTGGGGTAGTGTCCGGTGACGTCCGGATGATAGGCTGCACCACCACACCCTGTTGAGGTGTGGCATGGAAGAATCGTATCTTGCACTGAGCAGTAACGAGCAGGCTTCAGCGCTACGTCGGGGGATTTCCCGGACGTTGGTGAAGGCGCTGACGGTGAATGATCCGGAGGGTCAGCACGGGCCGTGTAGGCAAGCGGTGCTGGACCGGGATGGGCAGATCGTCGGATGGAAGGAGTATCGACGTGGGGATTGAGATGTTTCGACTGCGCGATGCGCTCGGACGGGAGTCGTGGACCGAGCGTCCGGTGCCGGTCGTGCCGGTGGAGGAGCCCGCGGATAGTCCGGAGGATATGTTGGAATATGCGAGACGTTAAACCGACGTGGGGTTGGTGGGCAGCGGGGCGGTTTATCCTTGCTCTGTCCCTCGGTGGGATGTTCTGGTGGAAACTAGCCCATCATGACATCGAGGGGGCGCTGGCAATGTTGATGTTGTTCACGCTGAACTGGGGGTTGGATTGATGATCGAGATACTGATAGTTCTCGTCGTGCTTCTGATCCTCATACCTATCATTGGGATACTGTGGTTCATACTGTTAGACGTATGGAGTAACGGGCTATGAGCTGGATTTGGGTAGGACCAGCGAAGTCAACATCACACCCACCCAGCGGAGCATCCGCTATGGGGTTTTGGCTCATCGTGGTGGCGCTGGTGGGGGTGGTGGTGGGGATGTTTATCGGGATCGGGCTGGATCGGTTATGAGACGATATCAGAATCATCTCTGGGAAGCGGATATTTTGTCCTACTGGTGGAAGCCGTTGGTGTTCTGGGAGTGGACATATAGCTATCCTGGTGGACGATGGATGCATAAGCGTCGTGGAGCATATGTACGCATCGGTCCGATTGGTATCGCGTTCAAATGGCACAGGGCTGGTGTGTATCATAACGGATCACACTGGATGATAATATTCCATTATCGACGTGAGTACGAGGAGATGTTTTGACGATCTTTGCAATCGTGGTGATCGTGCTCGTCGTGGAAGTCACGTTTGCTCCGATTAGAGGGATTGTAAGAGTATGGCGAAGCAGCCGAAGGAAATAATCCGTCACGGGGCGTTGCCGGTGCATATCGAGGATATGGTACATCGGAACACCGCGATGTGTCGAGTAGCGGTGCCGCGGATGAGGTTCGCGGAGAAGCCGCCGCTGGATGCGACGTGTCAGATCTGTATCGGGATGTGGAACAAGCGGGAGGGACGGAAGAAGTGATCGAATTCTTGTTCTGCCCCATCCACGGGGTGTTGTCGTACGTGATCTATGGGTGGGTCGTACTCGGGCCGCTCCGATGTTGGGTAACGGCGTGGATCGGGTCGTGGTGGAGGAAGTAACAATGCTGTGTGTAGTTTGGTTTATCATCGGATACGTTGTTGGATGGTGGTTCACGGAGGTGATTCTACATCGATGAAAGCTTTTGTAGCAGTTCTCGGGATCGTGGTGGGACTGCTGTTTCTCGTCCCGGTCCTGATGGTGTTATTCCTGAAGTGGGCATTCTTTCTCGAAAGGATTATCAACCCGTAATGAAAGGCTTCGGAGCCCCACGTGGGCGGTGTACGAACTGCGCGGCGCGTAACCGCACCGTGCGAGAGGTGTATTGGTGTCGAAGGATGAGGATGTTTTGTCAAGCCTGCATCGACGCCGCGAGACGAGTCAGCAACGGAGATTTGACTAATGAAGAAGGTAATCAGCTTTATCCTGATCTGGGTAGCGCTGCCGTGCATGGCGCGGACGCACAGCACGCGGGTACGGACACCACGGGTACGGGCGATGTCACCGGGGTGGGCGAAGGTGCGCACGCCACGGACGAGTACGTACCACACGAGGCGTAGTGGGCGATGAAGACTGTCATCCCAATCGTCAACCATGCTGATCTTCCTGAACCATTCACGCGGTATTGGAATGGTGAGGATCGATTGGATCGTCCGGAGTATCAGTTCTACCTCGTCGATGGGGAATTGTATATCGATGGGGACGAGGAGCAACGCGGATTGCTCCACCATTGGACGTTGGATGGGTGTGCAGGGATTGATTGTTTCATGCTGCATGGAAGGATCACACCGAAGCGGCTTCCGTACGTGACCGACTACGGGCAGGATGTGTTTGAGGTTGTTGAGAGTGGCGATTATGAAATGTCGATTCGGGACCCGAACAATGGGAAGATGTGGGTAGTTTACACCGGATGAGGACGCTCGTGATGGTGTTGATATCGTTGCCAAACGGGCAACAGACGACCATACCGATGCGAATGGCTCGGCTACCGCAAGCGCAGACAGTCCCGACGTGTACGACGATGCTGTGGTCGGGGAATCTGTGGTCGATATGGTGTCCAGGTGTGGCGTTGGATGGGACGCCGGGGATGGTCGGGGAGGTCGGGACGCTGGTGATGGATCCAGTGCATAACGATTGGCATATCCGGCGGGAGCAGACGTGTGGGCCGAAAGGAGCGATGGGAACATCGGAGTGTCAATGAAGGCATCGCAGTTAGTATTGAAACTCCTCGAACGTATCGCGGAGCATGGGGATCTGGTTGTTGCTACGGATATGGAATACATCACTTACGTCAAACATGAGACTGATGACGGCGAGGAAGAAAGGTTTCGGATATGTTGATCCACAACCCCTACGCGTGTGATGTCTGCACCACCCCGATGGTGAAAGACGACGCTGGGTGGTGGTGTATGGTTCGGGAATCGGCGGTGTTCACGCTGGCGAGGTTCTCGCCGATGCTGGCGAAGGGGTTGTCCGTCGAACACGTGTGCTGTGCGAAGTGTGTACACGTCGCGGTGGAAGGGTGGATGAACGGACCGAATCCGGCTACGCCGACCGTCGGCGCGGATAGTGAAACCGGCATGACTTTCGCGGCAGCGGCGGGGACGGCCACGGCGACGAGTACTAAGACGTCGGGCGAGGCGTCGTTGAAGAAACGAATTCCAGTGTCAGCACAGAAGGAATGGAAGGAGCATAAGTAGTGGATAGAACCGAACAACCGGTCGATTACGATCTTTTCATCGAAGACGTGCAGGAGTTGCTGCACGCACAGACGAGACAGGAGTTGCCGTGCTGGCCGCCGGAGGGCGGGGAAGGACCGGTGTCGTGATGGTAGATAAGTCAAGAGTCAATATATCAATCTCGTTGGCGTACAAGCCATCACACGTGGCGTTAACTATCGTGGCGGAGTATGGAGTTGGTACAGAACGAGATACGTTCTTCACCCAAACCGCACGAGTCACCGGAGGTGATGAGATGGTGAAGGCGCAGTTGGATGACGTTACGGGGACGATTTTGGATATGATCTCGGAGGATGAAGAATGAAACGACTACTCATCATCGGCGTGATCGCCGCGGGGCTGGCGTCTCCAGCGTCGGAGTTGGATGAGCTGCGGTACCATGCTGCGCAGTTTGACAAAGCGTGGGATGTGTTCATACGTGGGATATTTGGGTGTCCAACGGATGTCGTACCGTCGAAGGACACGTGTAAGGACGACGACGCCCACATCGATTACCGTGCGTGGAATCGTGCGCGGGAGTTGGCGAAGGGGTTGTTTGAGTTGGAGGAACGGCAGTGAGCCAACAACAGCTAACCGAACTCCGCGACCTTGTCGAAGGTCTCGTCTACGGCAAACTCGCCGATGCGAAGCTCCCACGGAAACTCACGCATGAGATATCCCGCAACGCCGCGTCGTATGTGGCGGGGCAACTACGGGAGCAGGTTTCGAAGTAGTCCAATCCAAAGCTGAAAGGAGGTGACAACAACCAATGCCAAGAATCACAGTAGCAGAAACCCGTCCGATCACAGTGACGGATATCTACAACCGAACCTTGAACGACCTCTCGCGAGGTCTTCCCCGCGGGAAGGAATTCGTAGCGTTTGATTTCCCACAGCGTGGACAGGAGTTTTTGAAACTCGACGGAACCGTCGGGGTGCATAACTCCGCGACGTATAAGTTCGGCGGGCCACGGCTTATCGTGGCGACTCGTCGGATCATGAAGTACGTGTTCACGGAGACCGGGGATGTGCAAGTGCCGGAGCCGAATCAGTACTATCTCAACAACGATGGGACGATTGGTCGGGCGACGATGACGGCGGGACCGAACGGCCCGATGCCGATTGTCGTGATGACGCAGGAAGAAGTGACGGCGTAACTACGTTCGTGCCCGGCATGACCGGGACGTATTAGGGGTGACACATAGACCCTCGACGGCGGTGCGAGGCCGCCTCAAGATTTGGAGGGATGATGGAAGAACAACAACTGACGATTGAGAGGGTTCCGGTTGGGGCGGTGGTATGCTACACCCACGACGGAACGGAATGCGTCGGGTTCAAGTCCGGGGCGTACAACACGATTTTGGATGAGAACGGGAAGTACGTGTACATGCTGAAGCACGAACATCCCGTCACGCTTGCACCGCCCGATACAAAACAATCGATCATCCGGAAGGTCGCGATGGAGGCGACGCCGGATCAGTCGCGGTGTGTGTGGAGGTCAACCAAACATGGCACTACGGTCGGTTCCGACCCGGAGATATTCGTGCTCGACGGGAACGGGGATGTGCTTCCGGCGTTTCAGTATCTCCCGAAGAAGGACAAGGCGGTTGAGGTGATCCACAAACAATCCCCCTGCGGCACCGCGTTCTACGACGGGTTCCAAGCTGAGTTCACAGTCAGACCTTCATCGTGTCTCGGCCACACCGCGGATTATATTCGAGAAGGGTTACTCACGGTACTCAATGCTGCACGGGCTGTCGACCCCGCTGCAAAACTCTCCATCGCGTCGGTGGTGCCGATACCACAGAAGGTGATGGAAGCCACGCCGAAGGAACACTTCATCCTCGGATGTTCCCCGTCGTTGAATGTATACGGTGAAGGCTGTGCGGTACCGGAAGCGCCGGAGATGATACCGTATCGTTCTGCCGGGTGGCATATGCACTTTAGTACGGTCGGGTTGGAGAAATCCTTCCCCATCGAGCGTCGGGAAGAGTCGATCAAAATGCTTGATCGTATCATCGGTGTTGGGATGGTTCCCTTCGCGCAGTCGTTTGTCGACACCCGACGGCGGGAGATGTATGGCCGCGCGGGGGAGTATCGCTACGGACGTACGATGGAATATCGTGTCCCGGAGGTCATCCTCGGTGCGCATCCGGCCACGTGGAACATGTGGTGGGATCTCGCCCGTCGCACGTGGTGGATGGGGTTGATGGGGTTAAGCTTTCTTTGGGAAGGTGACGACGGTGAAGTCCGTGAGGCGATTAACGACTCGAATGTGAAACTCGCGGAGAAGATCATTCATCAGAATGAGGCGGTGTTTCGAAGGTTGATATATCTTCAATACAAGTCCGACACCATCACCGATGCCACGATGTCGATGATCTTGAATGGGGTTGAATCCCGCGTGAAAGACCCGACGGATCTGTACAAGAACTGGCGGCTGGGGGAGGTGTATGGCGTTGGGGAGTTTCCCGGGTATGGTGGGAAATGGTTGAAGTGGGGAACGGAAAGTCTAAACAAGGAGTTGTTGTAATGGTCAATATTCTTTGTGGCATCGCGCAGCACATGTCGTTGGTGGATTATAAACCTCGGATGACGAAGTGCGGGATCAAAGAGATGAAAACATCGGAACAGACGGGAGAGATATTGGTCATCTCCACGCCCACTATTGTCTATGATATCACAACCGATGAAAACGTCCCTCTTCGATATGAAATTCCACTCGATCTCTTTCCCGGCTGTTGTGGGATGAAAGTCGTGCATCATATGGGGTCGGATCGGCGAGACAGGATCTTCGATGGTGGGGAGTTTCGCAGAAACGGTATCGGGCAACTGGTATTCGATACCTTCCTCGGTGGGTACAAACTCATCGCGGAGGCGTGGGAGGGTCCTGGGACGTTGTATGCTACAACAATCCCCGACCAAAAAGCTGGGGAGAAAATCCTTCAACGATCCGGGTTCACACCGATATCAAAGTTCAAGAACTGCAACACGAGGAATGTTGTCACGCTATGGGAGAATGTGTTGTACACACCAAAAACAACCCATCCGGTGTATGAGTTTCCGAAGCATGAAATCTCCGGACGTTGTATGTGTGTACGATGCCTCTCCGTCACCGCTGAAGCGAATACAGCGAGTGTAGCGAATATAGCGAATACTAGGTGACTGTAAGATTCCCGTCTGAACAACACACGTCAGGGAGCCGAAGCGGGATCGACCACGGATGAGCAGGGGTAACTGACCTGCCACACGAATACGTTCTTCCCGTATCGAGTATGGTGAAAACAAGTAACCTTCCCTGTGGAAGCACGAGGTGAGCCTGCATAGCAGCGGGGAGATAGAAACTTCCACCTCGTCAGGCGGGAGTGAGATCTGATAGGAGAACGAATGACGGCTACAAATTATTCGATCAAAGTACTCGATGCAAAAAACGGAATCGCGATGGAAAAAATCGTCGCGACTACGAGCGGGGAGGCTATTATTCAGCAGATTTTTCCGGTAGAACCGATAGACGCGAAGAGGTATACAAAACACCTGCAATGCCTATACGCGAACGTCGCATATTGCCCATACTGCCCATCCGGATCGATGCAGGCGTTGTATCAACCAACGGATATGAAGTACTACGCCGGAATGGAGGTGATATGTTTCACCTGCGGGCATTTTGTGGCGAAGATCACGTACTCTCGTGGGTCGGTGTTTAAGGAGTATTGCTTCGAATTCGATCCGGGGCGAATGGCGGTAAAGACGGTAGAGAAGAAGAAGACGGCGCAAGAGACGAAGGTAAAAAAGGCATCCGGAATGAATTATGCTCAGAACATGACTATCGATCCCGGTCCTGTTACATTCGCATGGGACCGAGAGTTGGAGATCACCCCACCCACAGAGGAATAACCCATGGCTATCTACGATTACAAAACCGTTCGGCTCGCGTATGTATCCTACGAGGATATGCGAACCATCTGGCCGTATATGAACTACACCTCATATATGTTCGGGACGGTGTGGTACAACAAAACAGGCGAGAGACATCGAACACCAGCACCTGACATCTCACACACCTGCCAAATCTGGAGTGCGATGATGGGGGCGGCTATCGACCTAAAACGTTCAATCCGATATTCCAACGTCGTCGGACTCCGCCTACCAAAATACATCCGCGCGTGTCCTTTTGCCAATGGGACGTTGTATGGATTCCATCCCACCTTCATGTCTGGATTGAATCAGATCTGCACACTTGAAGATCGACTCCTCCATCAGCTTTGTGATGGACTGGATACGGATTTTCCAGACCGAGGCGGTACCGCCGACTCCCGTAGGATGTTCCTCGAGTTATTCGAAGGTGTTGCAAACCCAAATCCTCAGACGGAGTTCGTCCCGGGGGGATTGAATATGAATTTTATCAAACCCTTCATAGCCTCCATGGATCATATCAAACTCCTCCAACCCGCCGTAACCCGGCTTCTCACCAACATCGCGCGGTCTCGACATGTTTCGCCGGAATGGGCGGCGAAGAAACTCTTCTTGGAGAAATACTATGCCCGGTAAGACTTCGAAGAAGTTCTGTCAGTACTGTGCGGGGTACTACATCCAGCGCGGGGAAGTCCCACCACCTGACACCGCAGTCGAAGCGTGTACGACCTGTCACCTCTGTCGAAGCTGCGGATGTTGTTGTGCGAATTGCAAGTGTGGTAGTCGAGTGAACTCCCGTTCCACCGCGCAGTGGTGTCAGCACTGTCAATCCTGCCGTGGGTGTTGCTCCTGCCGGAAGATGCCGAAGTATCTTCCCCCGACGAAGCTTCGCGTTCGTCCGACAACGTTTCGATTCAACACACTCCCTCGGCTCCTCGGGTTGGAGATGGAAATCGCAGAGTGGAAGACGCTTCACGAGCAGAACTTCAAATACCTGTCCTACACCGTCGCACATGACTGGTCGGTGAAGCCCTCCGGACAGGAGATGGTTATCGATCCGCTTCATGGGGATAACTTCCTCACTGCGGTAATCGAACTCTGTGATGGACTACACCGACATGAATGTAAACTCAACCAAACCTGTGGGTTACACGTCCACGTGAACGCATCCGATCTCAGTTACTGGGAGATGCGGCGAGTGCTTCGGATGTACGCCACACTTGAAGGCGAGATATACAATCATCTTATTCTACCATACCGACGAACGGTTCCGACGGTAACGCACTATTGTCAGATGTTGACGGTACCCCACACGGAGTGTGCGAGGTGTGTGAGGTTTGATCAACAATACCCGAACGCGCGGACGCCGTCCCCGAATATCTGGAAGGTGCTGTCCCGGATGGATGCGGCGAAGACTACGAGCGAGTTGAAGCGGGAGTTGCT